AGAACAAGAACAACCAAAGGAGTATGAAGAATGGCAACACACGTCGGAACAAGCGGAGTAGTCAAAGTAGGTGCAAACGCAGTAGCTGAAGTTACTGGTTTTACTATTGATGAAACAAATGACACAGTTGAAGATACTTCACTAACTGATACATCTAAATCCTACAAAGCATTAAGAAGCGATGCTACTGGTACTGTTGAGTGCCACTGGGACGAAACAGATAGCACAGGTCAAGGTGCATTAACAGTTGGTGCTGAAGTAACTTTAAACTTATATCCAGAAGGTGCAGATAGTGGTGATACATATTACACAGGAACAGCAATTGTAACTGGTGTATCTCAAAACGTTTCACTAGATGGTGTTATTTCAAGAACTATCAACGTACAATTTTCTGGTGGCGTAAGCACTACAACTGTATAATTTATAAATGCCAAAAAAGGACTTTCTTGAAGGTGCTATAAATCACTTTAAGCATCAAGAGATTAAAATTATAGAAGTTGAGGAGTGGGGATTGACAGGCGAAGATGCCATTTATGTTAAACCTTTTACGCTACTAGAAAAAAACGAAATATTTGGAAGTGGTGATTTAAGAGACCTCTTCGTGCTTATTGATATTATTGTTAAGAAAGCAGAAACCAAAGATGGTGAAAAGATGTTTGACTTAGAAAGTAAAGTCAAAATGAAAAAGTTTGTTGACCCAGACATTATATCAAAAGTCGCAAATCAAATTCTTGGAGTCACCTCTTCTGTTTCAGACTTAAAAAAAAATTAAAAAATAATCCAGAAGCGTCGTCGTATTTCTTTCTAGCCGAAAAACTACATAAGACCATAGGTGAAATTATGCAAATGCCTGTGGAGGAATTTAATTTGTGGTTGGCATATTTTGAAAATAAGATAGAAATAGAGCAACAAGCAATTCAAAAGGCGAAATTAAAGAATGGCAGACGATAGACAATTACTTATAAAATTTATCCTTCAAGACCAAACCAAAAAGGGTTTTGATGCAGTCAATAAAAACGTAAGTGGAACAAAGAAATCTCTTTTAACATTACAAAATGCCTTTAAATTAGCCATTGGTTCTGTTGTTGTAAAACAAGCATTAGACTTAGCTAATACATTTCAACAAGTTCAAAACCAATTAAAACTTGTCACAAATTCATCTAGTGAATTATTAGTCACACAAGAAAAGTTATTTGCAATTTCTCAAAAGACTAGGGGTGCGTTTGCTGAAACAGTAACCCTTTATCAAAAATTAGCATTAAATAGTAAAGATTTAGGAATAAGTCAAAATCAGCTATTAGAGATTACAGAGAATGTCAACAAAGCAATAGCAATATCTGGTGCAGGTTCAGTACAAGCATCAGCAGGTATATTACAGTTATCACAAGCATTCGCCTCTGGAAGATTACAGGGTGATGAATTTAGAAGTATCTCTGAGAATATCCCTGTCATCTTAGATTTATTAGCTACCTCAACAGGAAAAGCGAGGGGTGAGTTAAAGAAAATGGCATCTGAAGGTTTATTGACTTCAGATATTTTGGCTAAAGCAATTGGCGGTGCTACTGCTAGACTTGATGAACAATTTTCAAAATTATCACCTACAATTAATCAAGCATCAACAGTGGCAGGAAATAGTTTACTAAATCTTGCAGGAGCATTATCCGAAGTAACTGGAGTTAGTAATTTATTAGCTAATTCTTTAATTGCTATATCTAATGTTTTTGATGGTCTTACCAGTTTAATTAATTATTTCAAAGATGACACCAGAGATGTAACTGCTGAAATAAGAGCATATCAAGAAGAGTTAGGAATTGCTAATGATGTTATGGGTGAAACAGTTACCCAAGTTCAAGCAGTAAGAGAAGAATTTAGACAACAATTTGAAGGTGCATCTGCTGTTGTATCTGCTGTTTATTCTCAATTAGAAGCAATCAAAGAAAGAACCGAATTAGAAAAAGAATTACAAGGTCTTGGTAGAAGGCAAGAGGAAAAAGAAAGAATACAAGGGGTCATTGAAGAATATAACAAACTAATTAAAATTTTAGATGACGTTATTGCAAAAAGACAAGAAGAAGCAAACGATGTTGAAAAGAATAACGATAAACAAATTTCAGAATTAGAAAAATTTGTAAAACAAAACGAAAAATCTCTTCAATCTATTTTTGATACAAATGCCAAATATGGAAAAAGCGAACTTGAATTATTACGAATGCGTCAAGAAGATGAATTAAAATTAATCAAAGAACAAGAGGACGCAATCAATGAATTAATAAAATTAAAACAAGAAGATAAAGACGGATTAACTCAAGAAGAACACGAAAAATATCTTGAGAGATTAGAAGCATTCCACGAAGAAAGAAAAAGAATAATGCAAATTGCATTAGCGGAAGAAACTAGATTGTCTGACCTTGAAGCAGAAAAACAATTAAAACTTCAAAAAGAAAATTATGACAAACAATTACAAATATTTAAAGATGGAAAATTTGCTCAATTAGATTTTTCTAAAATCGCTGACAAAGATATGGGACAATTTACAAAAGATACTGCAATTTCTACATTAGAAGCATTGGCACAAAATAATAAAAGAGCATTCCAAATCAATAAAGCATATAAGACTGCCGAGGCAATTATGAATACTGCACAAGGTGTAACTAAAGCATTAGCATCTGGTAATATTATTATGGCAGGGATTATTGGAGCGATGGGTATAGCACAAGTTGCAACAATTCAATCACAACAATATTCAGGTAGAGCATTGGGTGGTAGAGTACAAGCAGGTTCTACTTATATGGTAGGCGAACAAGGTGCTGAAATGTTTGTGCCTGATAGAAGTGGAACTATTATTCCCAATAAAGATTTAGGTCGTGCAACCAATGTTAATATAACTATTAATGCTAATGATACACAAGGATTTGATGATTTATTAGTTAAAAGAAGAAGTGTAATTGTTAATGTAATTAATGATGCTTTAAATAGTCAAGGTAGAGAGGCATTAATTTAATGAGTGGCACATATCCAACAACACCTGAATTTGCTTCAATAGGATTTGGTAGCGAACAAAAAACAATTACCTCTACTACTGATAGTGGAAAGATGTTTGCAGTCCAAGTGGACGGACAAAGATTTAAATTTAGTGCATCATACCCACCAATGAATAGAAGTGAATTTGCACCTGTTTATGCTTTTATTATGAAACAAAGGTCACAAAAAGAAACATTCCAAATTGCTTTACCTGATTTAAAAAATGCTAAAGGTGATGTTTCAGGAACAGTATTAGTAAATGGTGTTCATAGTGCAGGTGATACGACTATTGATATTGACGGAATGACAGGAACTTTAAAGGCAGGGGATTTTGTTAAATTCGGTGGTCATTCAAAAGTTTATATGGTTGTAGCTGACGCAACTGCTTCAGCAGGTGCAACAACAATTACAATAGAACCACCATTAAGAAGTGCTTTAACTGATACAGAAAGTGTTACTTATGACGGAGTACAATTTACAGTTAGACTGACAAATGATATTCAAGAATTTAATACAAGCGATTTAGATTTATATAGATTTGAAGTTGATTTCATAGAGGCGTTATAATGACTAGAGGATTATCTAATGATATTACCTCTGAGATAAGCAATCAAAGTATTAAACCGATTGCTTTAGTAGAAATATTATTTCCTACACCACAAAGATTAACCAATCATTACAAAGATATAACTCATAATTCTAACACATATACATCTAGTTCGCATCTATTAGGTATTAGTGGCAAAGGTGAAAATTCATCTATTGATGTATCTAGTTTTCAAATTGAATTATCAGCAGTAGATAGTGCGTTTGTTGCTATTGTTTTAAACAATGTAGTTAATAATGACAAAGTCACAGTTGATTTAGGTTTTTTAGATTCTAATGATGCGTTAATAGATACATTCACTTATGAAGTAGGATATATTGACAGTTTTAATATTAATACAAAAACAGGAAGATTAGTTTTAAATTGTTCTTCTCAATTTTCTGATTTTAGTAGAATAGCAGGTCGCAAAACTAATAATGGTAGCCAACAAAGATATTTTGCAACAGATATTGGTTTTGAATTTGCAGGTCTAACAGTTAAAGATTTATTATGGGGTAGAAAATAATGGGATTTTTTGACTCTATCGGAAAAGCATTAGGCGATATTTGGAAAGGTGTCCAATCTGTATTTACAGAAGTAATTTCTTGGTTAATCCCAATACCGAGTGTTCCTGATTTTGATAAAAATTTAGCTGAACAAAACGCACAAGGTGTTTTAATTAATAAACAATCTAATAATGCGTCTATTCCTATTGTTTATGGTGAAAGATTAGTTGGAGGCACTAGGGTATTTCTTTCTGTTGAAGGAACAACAAATGAATATTTATATGGTGCTATTGTATTATGCGAAGGTGAAATTAATGCAATTACAGAAGTAAGAGTAGATGATGATGTAGTTACTTTTAGTGGGGGATTTGCTGACGGAACACAAATTACATCTAATGATGCCAGATTTGGAACAACAATTACAATTCAACCATTCTATGGTACTGACGGACAATCAGCATCAAGTTTGTTATCTACTTTAGATGATTGGGGAACAAATCATAAATTAAGCGGTGTTTCCTATATCGCATTTAGAATTACTTGGGACGCAGACAAATATACAGGTATTCCAAACATACAAGCAAAAGTACAAGGTAAAAAAGTAGTTAGTTATGTAGCTAGTAATCCAAACCCTGCTGAAAATTTAACATTATCAAACACTTATCAATCTATAACCAGTTTAGTTTCTATTCCAAATAGAAATCAAGATGTTGTATTTCAAAGTGATAGTAATGGAATACTTTTAAAAAGTTCTTACACAGATGCAGAAATATGGTGGGATATAGGTGGTAATCAAGTTGGTGCTTGGTCAGGAATAGCAAAAATAAATAATGATTACTTTATAAGATTTAGAACTGGTTCTGGGTCAAGTAGTTATCAAACCACAGGTGGAGGAACAGCAGGTGGAAATAATTCAAGAGCAATTGTAAATTTATCTGTTTCTGATTCATCTGTTGCAAGTTATTTTGATGATGAAAGACATATTATTACTTGGGCAATAGAAGTTCCAGATGCTACATATTTAGCAGGTAGATTACGTTTATGGATAGACGGTAATGAGGTTATTACTTATGAACCATATAATGATAACGGAAACGTATTAAGAAGTGGGCAATGGGCAGGTAGTGATTTATCTGGATATGGACAAGGATACGGTGATATAGCAGGAGATGATGGCACTTTCGATAGTGGTGCTACACGATTTCAATCATTTACAGGAAGTTCTGTTGGCAGTGATGTATATTTATATGCTTATGAAAATCAAAAGATTACATCAATACCAAGTGTTTCATATACATCTCAATCCCCTGCTTATTCATCTAATCCTGCTTGGTGTTTATTAGATTATTTAACCAATACAAGATATGGAAAAGGAATAAATATTAGCAATATTGATATTCCAAGTTTTTATACAGCATCAACAGTTTGTTCAACACAAATTACTCCATATTCAGGTGGTGCAGATATTGATTTAATTAATTGTAATGCAGTTATAGACACATCTAACAAGATTATAGATAATGTTAGAAATCTATTAGTGGGTATGCGTGGTTTAATTACCTATCAACAAGGTAAATTTAGACTTGTTGTAGAAAGTACAGGGTCAAGTGTTTTAACTTTAAACAGTGATAATATTATTGGTGGTATATCTGTCCAATCAGAAAAAAAGAATACTAAATTTAATCGTATGCAGGTTAATTTTATTAATCCTGAAAAGAACTACCAATCAGATTTAATTGTTTATGATACTGACCATGCCACTTATTTAGCAGAAGATGATAATTTCTTACAAGAAGGTGCGTTAGATGTTCCAACAATTACTTCACCCTATCAAGCAAGGGAAATGGGTAGGATTGTTTTATTAAGGTCAAGAAATAGTTTACAAGTATCACTAACTGCAAATTATGAAGCATTAAGTTTAAGTGTTGGCGATATAGTTAGTTTAACAGATGCCATTACAGGATTTTCAGCAAAAAGTTTTAGAGTAGCAGGTTTAGGAATTAATGCTGATTACACTGTATCTTTATCTTTAACAGAGCATCAAAATAGTTGGTACACTTATCAAACACAAACACAAGTTGCTGACGAACCCGATACTTCATTCCCTAATCCTTTTACAGTTCAACCACCTTCTTCAATAACCCTTGATGATGAACTTATCCAATACAATGACGGAACAGTTATCGTGGCTATGAATATAACGATTGGTGCATCACCAGACCAATTTGTTAGAGAATATCAAGTAGAATACAAAAGAACTGATGATAGTAATTTTATTGTTCATAGTAGAGGTACAGTAGATTTATTTCATAGAGTCTTGAATGTTATATCTGGTGAT